GGTATAACCTTGAACCTGAAGTCCAGGATATCTTTAGATTGATCATCTCTCACAAAGAAGTGATTTTGTCTCAAGATCCTGAAGAAGACAAAATGCAAGACATTGCTTTTGAGTTGGAATCGTTCGTGTTGTCAAAAACAACTCGCGGACCACACGTATCCGTTCCTCACAATGGTTTTGCTGCTGTACCACAGTTTGGTTTCTTTACAGACCCTCTTGGTATTACTTCTACTCTTTCCGCTTTTACAGAAAAGTTGAAAGACACTTTACCAGATAAGAGTCTAGTCGACGACGTTTTGTCATCAGCCAAGACTCTAACAGAATCTACAACCAATTTCTTAGACACAGCTCACTGGGTTATTCCCGGAACAGCTGCTATATTGGGAATTGGATCCTATTGTATCTGGGGGCACAAGTTAGATCTGATTGTTGGAATTATCTCTTTATTATATGCTATTATAAGATTTGGTTCTTCATTTATTGAAGAAGCTCTATCTATTGTATTGAATGTGATGAAGAATGTAACATTTAAATCAGATTTGAGTGAGAGTTCTATTGCTATGCAAGCTGTTCCTCAATTTGATATTGAATCACTAGTAGACACCACGATGATTGGATTATCTAGTATGGTTAACTTGGTTTATCCAGGGAAAACCACAAAAGATTCCTTCCAATTCGTTACGATGTATGCTAGAGGTAGAAATGGATTTCTTCCGATGATCAAGAGTGTTCTCAAAATTATCGAGGAGTTAGCAAATTCTGCTCTAGCTAAAGTTCCTGGTTGGAAACAATTTTCTTTTATGAAAACCAATCATTTTGAATTAGATCGATGGCTTGAAGAAGCTAGAGATGTCATTGATTCTTATAACCAAAACCGTTTTCCTCGATGTGAACAAAACATTTTCACTCTGGAACATATTGTTCGAACCGGAGACAAACTTTTTAAAGAGTTACCTCGAACCTCCGAAACTTCTAATTGGTGCATGTTGATTACAAAGGATCTTTCTGTTATCAAGGGTATATATGCCAATTATCGCAGAACTTATTCTGGTGGTGATCGAGTAGAGACTACAGGAGTTTTGATTCGAGGTGGCCCAGGTACTTACAAATCAATTAATCTCAATGCTTTGGCCCATGGTCTAGCAAAGAGAGAATTGTCTCCAAAATTAAGGGAGAGTTTCAAAGAGAATCAGTCTCTCTATATTCACTACAAATCACCTGACGCAACATTTGCCGACGGTTATGAACCTTCTACTATTGTTCAGTGTGCTGATGATTTTGGCCAAACCAGAGATGTAGCGGGAATGGTAGGTAATGAGTATAATCACGTAATTCACGCGATTGCTCCATTTACCTACAATCTCAACGCGGCTGCTTTGGAAGATAAAGGTAATTTGTTCTATCAAGCTAAGTATTTCTTGGCGAGCACAAATTGCAAATCTTTTTCACACGTGCAAAGTATTACTAACATTGAAGCTCTTATTAGAAGATTTCATGTGGATGTCGTTCAAACAATTAAGCCTGAATTTTGTACTCCAGAAACTAGGGATGGTGATGTATGGAGTCGCAGACATTATGTAGAAACAGAAGGTCCTATTGATTTCGATCATTTGGAATTTCACGTTGTTAAGGAAGTAGCAGGAAATCTTCATTTTGGAGAAATTATCGATTATGGAGAGTTAGTTCAGAGGATTATAGCTGCACATGATCTGAGAGAAAGACATTTTGTCTATAACTCAGATACTATTGAGAGCTTGGATAAGTTCTTTGCTAAACCCCAGATGAGTGATGATCCTGAATTGGAAGCTTACGTTGATTTTACTTTTCGTGAAATTACTCCAGGAAGTTATCTGGAGAAAAGATTCAAAGAGCTTGTTTCTTTCCATTACAGCTATTTCGATAAATTTGAAGGCACTCCTAAAGAGTGTTTTTCTGAATTGGTTGACATGTATGGTATAGAGATGATACAAACCTATTTTACAGGCATCATGCATATAGAGGATCTTTTAGATATTCCACGTCGCAAACCTGCTGAATTTATTGTTCTTAGGGAACCTAATTTTGTTGAGAAAACCGTTTCTATAGTTTCTCAAGCATTTAAGGATCTCAAAGATTTTGCTCTTTTTACTTATTCAGCTCACAGACAAACCATTCTGTTGTTTACAGGTCTAACTATTATCGGAGCCATGTTGGTTCCTGTCGCTAGACATCTTTTTAGTGTTGTTTCTGCTTTCTTTCCTTTGGGAGATACAGAGCCTCAGTCTTTTGGTTTTAGTGACAAGATGAAAAGCGACTCCAAAGAAGTTAAAGTCCAGTCAATAGGCCTTTCGGGTCAACTTGCAAGGACCAAAGCAAAAGAGACTACAGTCGCCACCGCTCAGATGGCATGTCATGAAGATCAAGGTGCTATGGATATTGTATCCAAGTACTATCAATCTAATTGCATTAATTTGCGTATGTCTGGTCAAAATTATGCTGGTACTTCCAGTGCTG